CATTAATAGTAACATTGTCGCTTGCATAGAACTGAAGGGTTGGAAAGTTATTGTAGATTACAGGATCAACTAGTTTCTTAATTTTTTGAAATTCAGGAAAAGTCTCAACTGTCTGGCTCCACCATACGCTTATGTCATCTAATTTTTCTATTTCTTCACGTTCAGCGTATACTTTCTTGCTACTACTTGCACGAACAGGGTGTAATTGACCAAGTATTTTTTTGTAATCTGCTATCAGAACTGAAGGTATAAAACCAGATAATATCTCATATCCTTGTCCTTGCTCTAATGTATTTTTTAAATTTTTCATCAATAACCGCCTGCGCTTAATAATTCTTTTACTTCTGCTATCACATTTTTATGTTTCTTAAACTTGATAGCCCATTGTTCTGGATTGATGTATTCTAATATCATTTTTTGTTGTGTGCTATCTAATGTTTCCATAAACTTCAATCCGCTTTCACTTTGATATAGCATCCAAGGGCTGATTTTTCCTTTAGTTATCTCAAAGCAAATCTTATTTACATTTCCATAACGTAATACATCTTTTGTTTGTATTTTATGTGTCTCTGCTAATTGTACGCAAGTTTCTATGCTGCGGGCGATAGCATCTAAAGGATCCTCAGTTTTTAAATAATCTATTAAAAATTTTGTGTATACACTATCACGATTCCAAGTATCTATACTTATTTGATTTTTAAGTAACCAGTCTATGTATCTAGGAATATTCAACACTTGTACTTCTAGACAATAATTACCAAACTTTACGAATGCTCCATAATAAGCACTAGACATAAATTCAGCATAATCTTTTTTCTTTTTGTTACTATGCTTACCATAAAATTGTATCCAAGAATTAAACCCTATACGGTTTGCAGGTAAATCTTTTTCATGCCATCTGCGCTTAGGTACGCACATGTGTTTTGCTATAGTAGTTTCTCGTAAAAACTCTTTAGCACAAAAATCACATTTGAACTTAGTTTCCTGAATCACGTATGTGTTGCTCTAACTCTTCTGTAGTGATGATTGAGGCTAATATTTTTAGATCAGAGATTTTAGTTGTAGGATATATTGAACTTAAAAAATTAATGAGGTCGTTATCATCCAACTTGTTAGGTTTTAAAAATTGATGAAACTGTTTCCCATTACCTAGACCGCTAGCACATAGCATCAACCATTGTAGTTTAGGATGCTTATTTACAAACTCGCTAAACAAATGTGTATTAGCAAATTCGTTTGTACTCAAAACATGGTATTGTTGTAATGCAGTATTGCCCTTGATAGAACTCATCCATCGTACCATCATATAGGGGCTAAACTTTCTTTGTTGTTCTTCAGTAAGACTATCATAGTAACCATAGTCCTTACGATCAATGGCGGCTAAGGCTTCAAACAAGTCAAAGTCTTGCTTCTCAAACTTCTCGTCAGTTGGTATCTTTGCTTTCGCCATATAATTCTACTACAGCAGTATCGCCCCAAATCTGTGCATAGTCAAGTGCTTCTTGTTCCGTTTCAAACAGTTTAGGTTGCATCTGAAACTTACTATCACCCTCAGTCACCCATAAGAAGTCACCATCAGGCCAGTAAACTTTTACACCATACTTCATCAAAATACCTGATTGTAGTCAACAATCTCACAGTTGCGGCTTATCTCTTTGACGAAATAAACACAGCGTGGTTTAGGACCATCATCTATCGGTACACATAAGAACTGTCCATTACGTAGTCTAGGAGCATACCAAGTTACATCGTGATAGATATCTGCAATCTCTATAGGTACGAATGTAGGACTGAAGGAACTTAATGGATTAAATTCAAACGCACTGAATCCACGATCATTGAGGCTGCTTAGTGGCAATGTTTCAAGATCACCATGTTCCTTTTCGCCTATCAACACTTGCCAATCTAACGGCATCTTGATATTGCGATTAGCGATTGTCAATACAAGTGCCGGAGTGTTAAAACTTTCTAAAAAGATAAGAGGTATATAATGATAATCTACGCTTTGAGGATTGCTATTATCTAATATAGCAAAACGCAAGTCATCAATCTCATCAGGTAATGTTTCTAAGTTATAATATTTGTTGTCTAAAGTTAATATACGCATGTTGTTATTTTACGACATTTTTTATTAGTAGTCAAGTTTTTCAATTGTAAATGGGTACTTTGCTTCCTTGTAATATGCTTTACGTTGTGTCAAATGACGTTTGGCAAATCTACAATCGCTAGTGATATCCCAGATTTCTACATGATCCTTATCTTCCGCTTTACGTATGCCGCGACCAATACTTTGGATAACTCTGACAAATGATTTGCCAGGCTCAATCAACACAAGATTAAAGATACGCGGTATATTGATACCTACAGCAGCGACACCATATGTTGCGATAATGACTTTTGTATCCGACGTTTTTACCTCATCATATTCCTCTTTACGCTCTGTGAGTTTAGTTTCACCTGATATGAATACGCTATCTTGAAGTCTACTTTGTAACTCACGTCCTGCATTGACCCGATCAACAAGCACTAATGTATTACCGCTATCTTTTATCTTATCTACAAGTTGGGCAATCTTATCTAATCGCTTTTCATCTTCTAACAAATGTTTAAGTTCGCTTTGATAGTTAGTAAACTCTACACCGTCTTTCATCTGTACGATGTTGACATGACATTGTGCAAGCACACCCTTCTCTTGTAATTCGGCTGCGCTAAGTTTACCGATCACAGGACCTAGACTTACAAGCAAACTCACTTGTTCGTACATTGCCTTAGGTATAGTTCCTGTTAGTCCCCAACGTATTGGTATCTGACTGAATGGACCAGTTAACAATGATTTCAGTGCATCTGCTTTTGCCATGTGTACTTCATCAACCATGACACATACAACACCCTCAATGAAGTCTTTGATGCTTATGTCAGTATCACCGCTGCGTGTATTTTTGAGAAGATTGTTGAGGCTCTGCCAAGTGCAGATTGTATGTGTCTTGTTGTACTCCTTGCGATCACCGAAGTATACGCCGACATCTAATCCAAGATTGATATAGTCTGCTTCAGTCTGTACAACAAGGCTCTTGTTGGGAACGATGACGATAGTTCTACCATATATCTCTACGCTCTTGCTCAATGCCGCAGTCATGATGGTCTTACCTGCGCCCGTCGCTACTTCTTGAATGCACTGCGGGTTCTTCAAAAAGTTATTGATTAATTCAACTTGGTAGTCACGCAATAGTATTGATTCACCTGCTTGCGTGTGTCCTTTAGGCCATACCTTATCCGCGAAACTATCTTCTTTTATTTCTTCAAATGCATATGTAGTACGATATTCTCGTAGGTCCACAAGGTCAATATCATAATCATATTCTTGTAGTATAGGCACAATATCAGGAATCAGATTGATGTATGTGCTGCCTGCTATGCTGCAATAACTGACCTTACCGTTCCATCTACCAAGACGGACCGCAGGAAGATATCGTGCGCCCGGAACTTCATGTTCAAATTTACGCATCAACGCCTTGCGGCAGTCCAACTCAAGACCTTCTATCTTGCAGTTGACCTCATCCTTTATTATGATTTTGGCTTGTCTCATTTTCTAATTCTATCAAACATTTTTCGCATAAACAATCTTTATACTGCTCTGTCTTGTCCAATCTTACATAAGATATTTGAAAGCACCAGCAGCTGGATTCGGATCCGTTACATATAAATTTAGTCCTGCAACGTTCGCAAATTAAGTCTCTCATTTTACTAAAATAGGCCTTGAGTTTTTAATAGTTACTACCTTGCTTATGTTTTTGTGTAAGTTTTCATTGTGCAATAACAAGGTCCGGCGAGAATGTTTATAAGAGGTATAATTTAAATATAAAATGTTTTCATATAAATCTAGATCGGATGTATTACGGCTTATGGGAATTTCACTTAAAACATCCCTGATATCTTTGGATATTTCTTTATTAAAAATAATTTCAGATCCTAAATATATTAAATCGTAGTTTAACTCTTTAAGCCAACTGCCTAGTGATTTGATATCATCAATATCAACACAGGGGTAAAAGTTACTTGCAAAATGCAATAAATCATCGTCTTGTAGTATTGACTGATCTATTTTAACACCATATTGCGATAGTTTTAAGAGTACCTGCGGTTCATCAGATAACTTTATATCGTGTAGTGCTTTATTTAGTGATTCGTTTATCCCGTAGATGTAAAAATTATTATTGGTTTTTACGAGGGTAGGATCCCATAATTTAAAACTTTTGTACTGTTGTAAATTTAATAAAATAGATTCTACAGTAGAATCATAATTAACATTTTCAAAATATTTGTTTAACTCACTGTAGGCTATCTTAAGATTGTGAGTAGACGCTGTTGCACTATAGCATTTATTTTGTTTATCCCAGATAAAAAAATTGTCCTGAACATTTTTAAATTTTTGTATAAATTTTGTATTGTAAGGACATCTTATTTTTATTTCCCCATTTTCAAAAGATATTTTAGGGTGACAAAATTCTTCTTTGGAAGGCACAATTTCTATCTGCCATCCTAACCCATTGAGTTGTTCTACATCATATCCAAGTTTAACAAATTGTCTTTTGTACTTTAGTAGTAATTTACTATAAAGTTTATCTTGATTAGAAGTGATAGGCTTTGAATTTGATATCTGAGTTTTTAAATTATTAAAAAATCCATAGTCTTTTTTTGACAAATGTATATCACCCTTGATTAAAAAATGGGTGAGTTGATCTTTACTGATGAACATTTTCATATTATAAAATACTCAAATTATTTAATAAAGGAAAGAGGGTCATAAAGACCCTCTCGCCTTTGCTCGGGTAAACGGAGTATCAAGCCCGACGCATAACAGTAGACTCAGCCAATGCACGCCAGTTAGCGGGGCTAATCTTAACCAGATCAGCGATCTTGAGAGCCATACGCATACTCAACTCACGCAGACGCGACTTGTTATCCCACATGAAGTTCAACACCTGATCACCCTCGTCAAACTCAAACCCGTAGTCACGGAAGAGTCCGCCGTCAGTATCACGATGCACCTGCTTGATACGCAACAACTTGTCACGCTCCGTATCAATCGTCAAGTCAAGAAAGTGACAGCGCGATTGAAGCGCCTCGAGGTGATCCTGCAACTTCTTGCTCTTCAAGTTCTCAAACTTGATGTTAGTGATAAAGATACAAGAACCGTTAAAGTCAAACGCATCGGGGATACCTTCGCGGCGCAACATGCTGGAGTCACTGTTCCAGTAAATTCGACGGCGCTTACCACTATCAAGTGCAGCCTTGAGAATGTTGAGCGACAAATCGTCCATGAGTACGCTATCGCAATCGTCAAACACCAGCACATGGTTCTTATCGCTATGCTTGAACAATGTAGCATAGAGACCAAGCGCCGTCATTGCACCCTTGACGACCTCATACTTGAGAGTCTTGCCAGCAAGACGATCAAACATCGACGCCTTCTCTAACTGCTGCTCAACACCGAACGACTTACCAACGCCCGGGGGACCACTGACGATCATTGCGCGGATACCACCGTTTGTAGTAGCCTTAGCCATCTCGTCCAGAATCGCAAAGCGGGTAGCGATACGATTCATAGCCTCGTCATCGGTCTCAACAGGCTTCACAGCCTGCGTGACAAACTGAGATACCTCAGCAGGTGCTTCACCACCAACAAACTCAAAGTCATGCTGGTCCTCGACCTTGATCTTAATCGTGTCAATACCAGCAAAGTCAGGGAACACACCGTCATTACGAACAGTGATGTAACTACCCTTCTTCCCAGTCTGAAAACCACGAACCAACTTAAACTGGGTATTAATCACAGGAATACCGCGATACGACCCACTCTTAACAAGAACAACAGACATAATTTACTCCGTTAGTAAACAACTCAATATAACTATTATAGCAAATTGACGGCCTAGGTCAACAACTATAAATCCAACAATATCAACGACTTAGAATGCCGAAAAACTCGTTTTTCAATTCCGCTACAGTACCGTGGGGCACGTAGAAGTCCGTAGTAGGATCCCAGTACTGACCAGCCTTAGGATCGTAGTATAAGACCTGACCGTTAGGGTAATAGAAGGGACCTTCAAGACCTTTACGCGGTTGATACTTACGTTCCAAATTAGTCAATACACGATATCCCATATTAGAACCATTCCTTGTGATTGCCCCAAGCCTCGTTATCTTCAAAGCCCTTATGATACGCTTCGATTTCCTCGCGTGTCATACGCTCCTCGGTGACAATTTCGCTAGTGTAGGTAGCACCTACATAATAGTGAGGCTTGCGACCACGACGATAGTAACTATCAGCACTACCGCGATCATAAGCACTACCATGTCTCGTATCCATCACAATCTCCTTATTGGAAAAGTGTAGCATAAACTTCATCACGAACCGCAGTATCGGTCGCTTCCTCGAAACCGTCGAGTGTGCTAACATCATGTAGCAGGTCAACGACCTGATCCCAATCTAATTCAGCAGCCTTAGCAGTTATCACGATACCGTGAATGAGTGCGTTGCCTTGCTCTGTAAACATACCGTAGTACATAAAAACTCCGTCTATCAACTGTATAGATATTATGCGCCCAAACTGTTCCTAGGTCAAGAACTATAATTCCATATAAATCAATAACTTACAAACCCTCGTAAAACCGTCTAGGACCGTCTATAAACGGCGCTGGCCAGACATATAGCGTTGTAGCACTATACGCTGGCCAGGGCTTTTTGCGAGGTCCTATTACTTGCTAGATTTCTGTTCTAGAGATTGAAGCAGGTTGCGTGTACGGACAACTTCCTCGACACGTTCCAATTCACGCTGTTCATTTTCTAAGGAACTTAACCTGATACTGTACATGATATAAATCAAATAAGCCAACAAGCCAAATGCGATAATGATTGATGCGTACTCCTTAGTTACATAATTCACTAAGGCAATACTACCAAAAATAACCGCTGTGACACCGGCAACATCTCCGGCTGCTTTCAACTTCAAGTTCATACATATCTCCTTTGTTTATTACTACAAGATATAGATTACATGACACTATATGTTGTGTCAAGTTGAGGTTGCCCAATTTACTGATTTTCCTTGTTAAATCTTTTTATCAAGTCTTGAAGTTCAAGTAATTCTACCTTGAAAGTGTAGGCAAAGTACATAAAGAGAGTTAACCATATTACCCAAAATATCTGTTCGCCATGGTTTGGACTTAATATTTTTAGTCCTATCATTATTCCTGCACCTAATAGTCCTGCTGCTATAAGTTCAATCAATGCCTTTATTTTGTTGTTCATATGTTTTAATAATATCTTAGGTTATTTAATCTGTCAATCTCAGTTCTAAATGTTTTGATACTATCGCATATAGTATATGGTAAGTGATTTATTTTTAATTTAATAAAATTATCATTATAAACTAAAACGGTGATGTCATATTGTAGATAAAAACAAGATATACAGACACAATCATCTTCAACAGTTTGTAAAATTTGTCCGTGCAAATTAACATTATTATATTTTAAATAGGATATGATTAGATTACTGACTAATTTCATACTACTTTCCTTGATAAGTGAACCAGTGAACGTATGATTTTCCGTGAATTACATCTTTATTTAATTGTGCTGCTTCTAAGTTTCCTCTGAATAATAAGTTTGAACGTTTAGCCAACTCTATGTTTCGTTCTGCATATGATCCTGTTTCTGATATTAGTATATCACAATCTGGATTACAGTAATTATGTATGTTTGTAAAAAATTCTTCGTGGATAGTCCAATCGGGATCTGCTAATAATCTGTTTTGAGTTTTTAAGTGAAGTTCATTTTTAACGGCTATTTCTTCTAAGTTCAATAATCTATCTCTATGGGGAGGGTTCCCTACTATCAAATCAAACTTTTGTTGTGGTGGAATATTTATAATTTTATCTGTACAATAGGCAAAAACTTTATCATCAATATTATTGATACTAGCCATATCTTTAACATAATCTATCGCAGGCTTAAACATATCCATAAATGTGATATGGTTCACAATTTTTGCGTCAAGCAGGCTATAACCGATCGCGCCGAAACCCGCACACCATTCTAAACATCTATTGTATTTTTTATTTTGTTTGAGTAAAGGATCTAAAAAATCAAGGTATTGTGTAGAACCTCCACCGTTCAATGAATGCCCGTCAACTATCCAATTTTCTAAGGATAATCCGTTTTGAAAAGTCAATTTTAGCACTTAACTGACCGTGACATCTTCCATGCCAGCTGTGCGTAGCCTTACGATATGGCCTAATTGCCATTGCTTGCTATCAAGCCCTTTCATGATGCCTAGCCATTTATTACGCAAAAGTGCTACCTCGTTGATTAGTACTTCAAAATCAATGACTTCATCTTCGCCGTCTACATACTTTTCAGCATCACGGCTCGTCAATGCTCTATTATAGCCTTCCAGATATTTCTGAAAGTATTTACGTCTCAACTTACGCAATTGTATGTTGAGATAATTCAATACCGCTTCAATCTCTTGTAACTGATTAAATCTTTGTTCCGTGATTCCGGGTAGATTTGAGATATTTTTCTCTACCTTTCCACCTACCCTACAATCATATTTTGCTTGCTCTAACTCTGATTCATAGTGTGCTATGAAATCAGGGATTACACTCAAATCAGTTGTGATTCTGGTATACCAGTTCATTCATCACCAATTGTCGTCATAATCCTCGTCATCTTCCTCTTCTTCCTCATATTCCTCTTCTTCGTCCTCTTGTGATGCGATATATGCCTTGACAGCATCCATCACATGAACATCTCTACGAAACTCTGCCTTGATATCGCTTGCTTCATAATCATTTTGAATGAGAACATCTACAAGTGATTCAGCGGCATCTGGAAGAACCGTTTCATCAATCTCAGTTTTTAATGCACGCCAAACTTCGTGTATAACAGTAATACTCATCTGTATTATTCCTCCGCTACAGAATTTGTATTACTTATCTTTGTTTGACGATTTTGATATTCTGACATTACTTTGTCAAGACAACCATCTTCGTTGCTTTCCCAACCTTTGCGGAAGAATTTGATAACTTCACCGCTATCAGTTGTATAGACAAGACGATTACCTTCTTTCGTCAAAATATTTGCCTTCTCAAATAGATCAAGCAAACCACTGTATGGGTTCATGCCAGTCTCATATGGAATCTTGACCTGAACACTTTCAAATGGCTTTGCGTAACGAGTTTTCATGATTTTACAAGCAGCACGAATACCTCGCACATCAGTAATCTTGTTGCCATCATCATCTTCCTTGAGCTTGAGTTTCTTCATAGCGACAACGATACTGCTTGCGTAAACGAATCCTTGGCCGCCGCTGATCTTGTCATCAGGGTCAAACATATCTTGACTAGCATATGTGTGATTAGTCGCAACCAATCCTACATTATGACTACCAAACATGTTTACACAGTTACGAACAAGACTAGTCAATGCCTTAGGCTTACGACCCATGTCACCCTTCATATCACCTGCTTCAAACTGATTGACATCAGTTGGAGTCAACAACATACCAAGACTGTCAATGATAAACAATACCTTCGGCTTGTCATCCGCCGGTAAAAGTTTATAATTTTTCATGAACTCACTAATAGTCTTAGCAACGTCATCAATCATCGCCATGTTCAACTTCAACAACTTATCTTCGGCTGTATCGACACCAAGTGCCTTCAACCAATCTTCATCAAGTGCGTTTTCAGTATCAACCAATACTACGAAAATGCCTTGCTGTTGTGCGTGACGAACGAGGTTACCAGAACAAATATATGATTTGCCTGAACCCGATTCACCTGCAAATACAGTTACCTTACCTAGTGGGACTCCTTTGTTAAAGTCTCCGCTAATAAGATAATTGAGAGCGTGGTTACCAGTACTGATCCAATCAGTAGGATCATTGAAACCAATACTGAGACCTTCAATACTCTTGGTAATATCTTTTCTAAATTTGCTAACATCAAACGGCTTTGCCACATGGCCTCCTTATTTCAAAATATTTCTTTTAGCGATTCTATCATTGAATGCTATTTTGTCAAGCATATCAGGACAACTGTCCGCGATACGGTCAAGTTCATAGTCATTTGGATAGTGTCTTAATGCACCACGCGCACGATCACGGACGATGCTCGGCACCCTAGGCGTCTTGCCTGGATCGCATAATTCCTCAAGTAATTTCTTACCTTGCTTTAGTGCGCGGTATCTTTCGTCTGGTAGTGTCATGGTAGTTACCTCAGTTTAGGAGAGGGGAGAGTTTTACCTCTCCCCAATACTTTCTTAGCCCTTCTGCTGTCTAGCACGGATCATCGCTAAAATGTCCTGTGCCTTATCGCTAGAAGTACTCTTAGGAACTACTACGGGTTCACTCTTTGTTTCTGCTTCTTCTTCAACATCATGGACATCCCCGTGTCCATCTACTGTTGCCTTTTTTGCGCTTACAGTAAGAGTTGTAACCTCAGTTACATGAGGGGGTGCTAACTGTGATGCACTAGTTGCAGGAGCCTCAAGACCATATGGACGATAGTATGCGCCCCACTTGTCATTATCATAAGGCTTACCATCTACTGAAGCCTCAAACATTTCTTTGATGACACGTAGTTCGCTTTCGCTTGGCTTCTTGGGCAAGAAGTCAGCAAGATTGAATAGACCATGTGCTTCAATAGCAGCCTGCTCTACTTCAGTCAACGGGCTTTCACGGCGTGCCCAGTTACTAGTGCTATAATCAGCATAACCACCCTTGCTAGTCTTTTTGACGTTGAAATCAAGACCACGCTGATAATCAGTTGGCAATTCTTGAATTTCAGGATCCATCAAACTTGCCTTGATGATTGTGAAAATCTGCGGGCTGATGACGAAACGACGAATCGGATTCGCAGGAGTTACGTCATTGCCGATCGGATTCTGACGAACAAAACCTTGAAACAGATAACTACGCTTCTTCCAATATTTATTAGCCATATCTTTGAGCGTATCATCCTTATACCAAGGACGAACTTCTGCTAAGATAGGACAGTTATCACCGTACATTTCTACGCATGGGACTTGAACGACTACCTGCTTCATGTTGGGATCACCTTTGACGCCATTAAACGGCAACTTGATGATCTGTCGTTCTACCCAGAAAAATGTATTGCTTGAATCTTTGTCTGGAAGAAAACGGATAGTGGCAGTAGTGCCTTCTTCCATATTCCAGTGTGGGTAGATTGCGTTATCTGATTGGGTGCGTTGACCCTGACCTGATTTCTTACTTTCTTGTGCCGCGATACGGGCACGGATATCTGCTAGACTTGCCATATATAATCTCCTATGTTGTAAATGCCTATGTTGAGCCTAAATGTGTTTTATGTTGAGTTGTCTAGGAGACAACTAACACATCAAGATATTCTACACGAATATCATGCTGTGTCAATATTATATATCACCGAACTATGTGCAAAAAATATTACTTTAATCCCGAAAGTGTTTTTATTCTATCCAATTCAACACTTTCGCTTGCGCCAACTAGTTTACCAATGTTATTATTTTTAACTTTTTCGGTTGGGCCTAATTGACCTACACGCTTTTGATTAGCGTCTAAATCTTCTTCTACTTCTTCTTTAGGCATTGTCTTCTGTGAATAATCACGTTGCATTGCAGAAGGCGCAGTAGGCATTGTCTTCTGTGAATAATCACGTTGCATTGCAGAAGGCGCAGTTTCATAGTTACCTGATTGAATATGTGCCTTGATATGAGAATGGATTCGTTCTGGATTATATTTTTCATCAGGAGGTAGATTGAAGACAGGGTAATCTGATCCACTACGAATAGAAAATGAGATAGGTTTTCCGCCTGCTTGTGCTAGAGGAGGTACAATATATGTGCCTGGCTTGAGTGCCTTGTATCCAGCAAAAGATGCTAACTTCTTGGCTAACCAACCTGCGCCTTGATGTAAAAGACCTTCTTCAACATCTTCTTTGTGGAATGTATCTAGATATTGTTGTGCTTTATCGGGAGATACCATGTATCTTCCACCATCGTTTGATGCTGCTTTTTGTAGATATTCTTTACTCCAGTTTGCACCTTCTGGTCTTTTTGATTGAATCTTGACCGGTTGCAATTCAGGAGCAGGATCTGGTTTTGTTTGTGATTGTATATGTTGTGCCAAAGATGGTTGCCCAGGTACAACTCTTTCATCTAGTTCTTCTTCATTAAATTTGTCTTTTACCCAGGCGCCTGCATTTTTGACACGATTCACGACTGGGCGTGATTGTAAGTTATAACCATATTTTGTATAACCCATATCAGTCATTTGTTTATCCGCTGCACCTTGCTGTGCTTGATAATTTGCTTTGGCTTGTGCAGGTGTTATCGCTAGTTGTCTATCAACTTCAGCCTTTGATTCTGGGTCAAGTGCATCATACTGCTTTTTAAATTCTTCTGGATTACGTTTTTGATCTGCTTGAAGTTTGCCTGGCATGTCTCTGTAATAAACTTTATTAAGGTCTCTTGCAGCACCGCCCATAGCAGGCATCATTCTATCAACACCTTTTGACAATAGTTTTGTAGCATCAATGTTACCTTCTTTGTCAGTAGATGCTTTGATATCTTTTTGCATGCCTTTGTCAACTGCATAACCTTGTGACATGCTATCAAAATCTTGTTTTGGTATTTTGAGTTCGCCGCCCTGCTTTTGCATTTGTGCAGATTGTTGGGCAGTATTTAAATTGTCAATATCTTCATCCAAATTGTCGTCTGTTTTATCTCTGGCAGCCTGTTCAGCCTTTTTACGATTACGCTTAACGAACCCAACACTTACTTGTAAATAGTCAGCAAGTTCTTCATCGGTCATTTTTTCAATAGGAACATCGCCGCTTCCCTCATCCAAATCAAATGCTTTAAGATTTGACTTTTCAGTGTTTTGATTATGTTTTAATGTCATAGCACCAGGTGCTTCATCTAACATTTTATCAGCAGGTACTGCTAATGATGCTGTAGTAGAATCTATTTTTCCTTCAAGATGGATGTTTAATTTGTCCATCAATATTTGTGCGACTTTATCTGTATTGACTCCATAACCCTTTTCTGCCAATAATTCGGCATACTCATCTATTGAACTATAGATATCATCACTACTTAACCCTTCTTCTCCGCCTAAACTATCTGCTATAACTGATGCAACTTCTTGGCTGTTAGCCATTTTTTTTTGACTTAACTCATTTGCTTCTGCATATCTTTCATATGGTCCAGGTGTGGGTGGTTTTTTAGGTGGCTCTTTTTTTTCGGAATTTGGCTCAGATTTTGGCTCAGATTTTTGTTTTGGCACATATCGTATTTCACGTTTAGTGCTGAGAGGTTTTTTTACCTCTACTTCATCGTATTCATTTCCATCTTGGTCAATAAATCTGTGTTGTATAGTTTGTTCATTAGTTGGTGTAACATCTTCTGCACCGCCTTCTCCGGCATCACCTGGTGTGTCGCCGTCAGTCTCTTCGCTTGCTTCTCCGCCGTCACCACCTTCAATTAAACTTTGTGCCCATTCGTCTAATTCTTTAACTTCATTCATTTCAGTTAAGTTCTTTGACAAACGATTTAATATCGGTAATACACTTTCAATACGTGGGTCTAGTGTTTCTTGTACAAATAATTCGTTTAAGTTATTACCTTCATCATTTTCTTCATTTAGTACAGGGGTGTAACTTTCAAAATACTTTACATACCCGCGATGAGTAGTCATGCGACTCAATGTTTCGCGTAGGTTATTATAGTGCAGCACGCCTTCATTAATCAAACGCTGTGTTGATTCGTTGAATTGACTATTATTTTTTGTCGCACGGACAAATCCAGCCATTTTTGTATATTCTTCAACTAAAGATGTGATATGTTTTGCCTTATCGTCATATGGTGTGCCACCTTCTGCGATATGACGGGCATATACTCTTGCAAGACCTGGGCGATTAGTTGGTAATAAGAAACGTTCACCGGAAAGGTTTTCAACAAATATTCTGTGAACATTGCGAAATCTTTGTTCACCTTCTTCAATATTGCGATTATGTTCAATAATAATTTTAACTGTTGGAACATTATCGCTGAAACTTGTCTTTTTACCTAAAGGATAGTATCCTTCACTAATGTTATCTTTTTCTTGTTGCATTTTGTTTCTCGCCCTTTTTTGCATATCAAATTGAAAATGATCTGACTTTCTTATTTCCATCTCACCTACTTTATTTAAAACCCAGGGTTTAATAAACTTATGAAACATTTGAAATTCTGGGCTTTTAACTACCTCTCCATCTACCCAGATAGTAGTAGTTATGATATCTTTTCTGGGTTTTTTATCCATTGAAACATAAGCAGGATCAGACTTGAGGTCATTTTCATCACGTAAAGTAAATCCAATAGTTAATGCTTTTTCTGGATCTAATGTCTTTTTTCCTGTTCGGTCCAGAGCATATGGTTCATAACCGCGATTATGCAACTCATCATATAACTCTGCCATTTTTCTTTCTAAACTTATAGCCATAATATTATTTATTCAAATTTTTAACTTAGGACGGCAAAAAACGGTAAAGGGGGTATAACTTCATCGTGGTCACGCATCTGAGTCTCTAAGTCGTAATGAAAGTCTGTTAGTTGTTGTAGCATTCGTGTGACAAGTAGCGTGGCCATCACTAAATCGTCAGTTTCTCCTACTTTAGCACTATAACTGCCGCCTAACGCTACGAACGTTTTTAGTTCTGAAATAAGTGAACGACTGTGTAATTTCATTTTTTTACTTTCTAATAGTGTTTTAAATTTTGCGCAGGCAGTTAGTTTTACCTTATGAGAAGTATTAAACCCTTTTCTTTTTTTACCATATTCGCTGAAAAAGATACCTGGAATATTACTTTCTCCGAACTCATTTAAAGAAATAATCGCCGCTTCTCCTATACTGTTATTTTCTAGGCTATAATATAGGTTATTGGGTTCACCAGTACACTCAACGATATATTTGTTGATATCTGCTAATAATTTAATTTGTTGTGGAATCTCTGTTTTGTTATGCTTCCATTCACCTATCTGTTCTGTAGTGTTTGCTTCAAATATCTGTATAGCAGCAGGATCGCTTCCTGTACCTAGGCTTGGATCTAGTCCTACAACATAGATATTTCCTTTAGTTGGTTGTTTGTACCATCGTACTTGTCCTAACCTGCTTATAGGCTCTATACCTTCAAGCATAATCAATGTGTTTGGATTTATTAATGTTTCGTCTGCGATAATAAATTCACAACCAATTTCACGATTGAAACGATCTTCTCCTAGTTGTGATTTTATCTCTTCAGCCCACTTTTCATCACGACCGGGTTGTTCATGCCAATATGATCTGAATGCTTTAAAACCGTTCTTGCCTACATCCGTCTTATTACCGAACTCATCTTCAGTCTTGTTAGCACCTTTCCATATCAATGCGAATTGATCTTCGTCGCTGTTAGGAGTTGATGTAATGATAGCCTTACCACCAGTTGCTAGAGTGGGAGTAATTGATGTCCAGAACTGTTCAGCGATTGTTGGTCTTACGAATGCGAACTCGTCAAGATATAACAATGTGATAGACATACCACGACCAGTATTTTCAGTTGTCGTGGCTGATACGATACGGCTACCATTATCAAAGAATAGTGATCCTTTATTGTATGTCGCTGCGCCTGCTTTAATGTGCATAGGACAGTTTTCATAGGCATAGCGAATACGCTGCATGATTTCTTGCGCGCCTGCATACTTGTGTGCGGCGATAAGAATAGTGCTATCGGGTACAAACATAGCATACCATAATAGATAACCAGCAGCACTTGTGGTCTTACCGCTCTGACGAGGCATGAGTGCGATACTATATCTGTACTTGTGATAAGTATCAATCAATCGTTCTTGATACTTATAGGGATGATACAACATGCTACCTCTAGTAGGATGTTGTATGTAAAAAAAGTTATCCATGAAATATAGATAACCGGTATCTGGGTCACAACACTTTACAAAGTCATCTAACTCTTTTTGAGTTTTGAAAACTGTTTTAGTGTACGGTTGTTTTATTAATGTATCGGCACTAGCCATACAAATATTTAGACAGTGAAGCCAGGCTTGTAAACTGTTTTACCCTTCTCTGTCACAGCAGTAAGTTTTTGCTTTCTATTAGCGCCTTCACTGTAACTTGCATGTACCCAACCAGAATTTGGACCTTCTTTTGGATCATAGAATTCTAGAATAATCTGATCAAAGTCACAGTTTTCTGACACCCACTTGGCTAGTTCAGGATTGGCAAGTCCGTCAATTTCAAAGTCGACTGCCTCTCCATTGCAGTGCTGTGATTTGGAGGATCCGCCAACAGCAGCATTAAGAGCAGGACCACGGTAGCCACTATTAATACGAACTGGTTTACCGTAATGTCTCCTAACTGGTTCAAGAATTTTTTCGCAAACTTTTTGTAGATTTGAAGCATGTGCTGGACCAGGTGTATTATCAATTCTCTTACGAATTGCTGTTTCTGATTTCGTAAACTCTTTCAGATTGAAATGTTCAGACAACTGCATTTCTGGGCTGACTTTACCAGCCGCTGCTGCAGGAGCCGCTGCTGGTGTTACAACTTTAGGTGCTGCTCCAGCAGGTGCGCTCAATTGGCTAAAGTACGTTTTCGTCTTAGCCTTGCGATCTTCCAAGCCGTGTGTACCACCATTAACTTTCTTACTAATGGATAATATCGCAGCATCAGTCACTCCTTGATCACAGATTGCCCAAAGTTTATTTCTTTCGAAGAAGAACATTGCAGATTCAAATGCTAGTTCAGTAGCAACGAGATCTGGATTCGTCATTACATCTGGACGATTGCAATACTTCGAAAATGCGAGGTAATTATCTTTTCCAGTTAGTTGAAGCGCACCACGACCACGATATTTCCAACCATCTCCAGACGCTTCAGGACCATTGCCCATACGATTTGCATAAACGCGATTGGCGATTTTTTCTGGTTTTCTTTCATATTGGAGAGCAAGAGCATCTGATGAGAAATACTTTCCGAAAATTCCACGCAAGCCTTTGGCTCCGTAGTTTAGATTTTCTGAAAACGCTTTGAATCCACCTGTCTCATGCGCTGTCTGACCAAAGAAGTGAGCAGCACGTGCAGGAGAAAGTTTATAGAATGCAGCAGCAGCGCGTAGAGTACCTGGACCCCATGCACCGTCTGCTGTAACGCCAATCTTCTTTTGTAAAGCCGCTAAACTCATAAATCACCTCAGGCAATATGATCTTCGTCGTCATCGTTAGTAGCAGCAACAGCCACTGCGCCTACTGCACCAGCAACAACTAGTGGAGCAACTTCTGCGACTGGTTCTGGAACCAAATCATCTGGTGTTGGATCACCAAGTGCTGGTTCTGGTGGTCGTGGTGCCTCTGGTGCTTTCTTATCGTCATTCTTACCCAACATAATACCTGAAAGAATACCAGTCAAGAATGTTGCGATTGGAGTGATCAACTCAAAGAACTTCGCATCGTTTGGCGATTGAGTCATTGGTTGCGTCACAAAAATCAATGAGTAGAGAACTACAAATACGATTCCTGTGAGAGTAAATGCAAGAGAAAGACCGACTGTAAATTTCAATCGAGCCATCAATTCGCTTTCTGTATAACGTGGACCTTTAAACATAATCATTCTCCTGTTGGTTCATCTTTACTAACTTCATCAACTGACACTTCATCTACAGTTGGTGTCACTTCAGCCTCAATCTCTGCTGCTTCCTTTGGCGGTAGACCATTTAGTGTATCGAAACAAAATTTATCGACTTCACATAATGGGCGATTACATTCAGGATTCTTAGCATTTGCTGGATCCTGACAAGGATATCTATATGTGTCCGAGCATCCAATAAGTGTACATGACAAAGCAAGCAAGAAAATTATTTTCTTCATTTCATTTTTTCCCGTGCTTTAGGTAAAACATCGCGCCTGTAACCTCATCCTGTACAATAATTCCAGAATTTGGATTTTGCACTGCGAAATCACGAACATCTTCGCCAAGAGAACCAGAGACGTAAGACGTATAGTGTTTGAACTTTTTCTTTCCGTGAACTGCTTTATGATAGTCTTCAGAACGAACTTTGAAAACTGGAATGCCACCGAACATATCATGCGGTGCAATTCGACGAAGCATTTTCTTTTTTGTAGTTACACCTTTACCGACAGGTGTTTGCTCTGGTGGGCTGGCGGTTGGCATTCCTGCTACTGCGCCACTACCGACACTCATCGCAATTTGTTCTGAAAACTCTTTGAATTTTTTCATCGATTAGATTTTTCTCAGTATATCTACAATTCTATTATCTAAAGGTATATCACTAGAAATAATATTCTGTTCGCGTATACCTTTTACAACCTTTGGCATTGCTGAAGTATAGATCAAGAATGTTTTGAGTGCGCTGTAATCTCTAGGATCAATTCGCAAAAACAACATTCTCGTAGAGCCTTCAACACCAAATACATTTTGAGCCACAACAAGATGGTTCAGTATAAGCCTTTCTTTCAATTCTCCAGTGACGCGATATCGATGAAGCAATCGTTTTATATAACGGATTCTTTTATAATCTTCATCGAATTCGCTATCAATGCAGTTGGGCTTATCATAGCATTTTGCTGCATATAACAAAATATTGGATTCATTCAAATCATCAAAAAACATAAATTAGTATTCGCTATCGTTTCCTGAGTCGTCATCTCTTTTTGCATACCATGTTGATGGACGCATGGTGATTGCTTCGCGCTCTGCAGCCAATTCTTCACCAGTCATGCCCATCAAATCATCGAGTTCATCGCTGCTTACGACTTGAGCGTAACCATCGACAAATCCATCTGCATCGTTTGTATCAAAAACGATATAGAGATACTTCCCTGATGTTCCAAGAGAGTAGACCAATTCAGCACCAAGATTCAAAAACTCGGTAGTTGCTGATTGTGGGATCTGAATACCATGACGCTCACAAACTCCACGCAATTGCGCAAGAAATACTGGAGCGTTTTGATATGGCTTATCGGTCAATGTATCTAATTCATCGTTGAACGCATCTAGATTATTTTCTAGACGACGGTCATCGGTGTCGATTACATTATCGACCTGTTCATTGATATATTGTTTGAAATTTAGCATTATGATTCTCTTAGACCATTGGTCGCGTAATCTTTAGTTCTGGCTCAAGATTCACAGTAGCAGCTTTCTTTGCTGCGCTGATCATCTTATCAGCAGCCTTCACCTTCTTATTTACAACCCTCATAGAACCTGGATCTGCTGCTTCTTTCTTCATATTGCGTTCCATTGTGCGTTCCATAGACTTATGGACAGCAGCAAGAGTTCCAGCCTGGACTGGTTTGACTACTTTTGAAAGTCTATCAGACTCACCTTGTGCCTTACGAACAGCTGGTGACATCTTGTAACCAGCATCACGCTTATCAGCACCAACTTCTTCCTTCTTCATCATCGCTGGAGGAGAAAGTTTCTTGTCGTGCTTCTCTGGATCATAAAGTTTTGCAGTGCCATCTTTTTCTGATGGTAGATTCTTAGGAAGATTGACTACACCGCCACCTATTGGAAATGTGGTTGTGCGTTGCTCCTCGTTGATAACCTTTGCTTCTTGAATTTTGAAACCAAGAGCACGTTGTTGATTTGCTGCACGATTGATGGCTTCTTCTTCGTTTGAAGCCTCAACTACACGAGCAACGGAATCAACGCGACGGCGCAATGAAATGTGTTCATGTCCAGGATTTGTGTATTTTAGTTCTACGATATATTTCATTTTACTTACCTGCCTTCATTGCCTTTTGAGCGACTGATTTTAGACGTGCTTTGATTACATCACCGTATGTGATTTTATTTTTATCACCATGATGTGCAGCGAGTTCCTTTTCCTTTGGAGTTATTGGAGTTGATCCTTCTGCTGCTTCTGCAGCCATAGCAGGTTTCTTTGCTAATTGAGAAGGTTTGAGACCAACAGCCTTATTTGGTCTTGGTGGGATTAGAGGATTATTCTCATATTTCTCCTCAACTTGCTCTACTTCTTCGTTCTTTTTATAAGCCTTCCAAGCAGTTGCATAAGCAATTGACTTTTCTTTTGGAGTCAATCCACCCTTTGCATATCCTGACTTGATATGTTTGACCATACGCTCATACTTTGCACCTGGAGGTGCTTTCTCAGATACCTGCTCAACTTCTTCCTTCTTTAGTTCTTTTGCACGACGTTCAGAAGCTGGCATTTCTTGATCTTGTTTTCTTTGAAGTTCAGCAGCACGCTTATCTGAAGCAGGAACTTGACCCTGTGCGCCAATCTTATTCAATAGGCTGGCGACAGCAGGTCTTTCTCTGGCTAGATCAGCAACTGACTTTGTTGTATCAGAGTGGGCTTTTGCACCCATTGAAGCGAGAGATAATGCACCAACGGCAAGTGCCTTGGCAATTTTGCCTTCTTCAAGTTCAACATCTTCTTTTGACAAAAATGGTGTAATTTTGGCGTTCTTTGGCATATATGGGAACTCTTTAGGATCCAACTTTTTTGATGCCTCTGGAGAACGAAGTGCCGTAGATATTTTTTGCGAAGGTGTCATGCCTGCTGCATTTTTTCGGACTGACCCAGATTTTTTGCCAATCTTTTTCCCTAAATTATATTTTCTATTCGCAATAAGATTTCTGGCTAACTGATCTCGTTCTGCTTGATCAGCAGGACGACGAACTGCTCTGCCATCTTCATTACCAGGTTCACTTTGAATATAACCTCTGATTGCTTCATCCATCTGCTCGACTTCTTCGTTTTTCATCTTACGATTTTTTAGTTCATCTTTAATGTGCTTAATCATAGGATGGTCACCACCGCCAGAATATCCCATGTTATATTTGTGTAGATACTTTAGATGAGCAGTTGGTGCAATTTTAATGCGCTTCATCTTAGTTTCGTGGTCGGCGTCTGATTCTAGCATATCGCCGAGCTTCTCAGCTCCGTGGCTCTCATCTAATTCAACTTCTTCTTTTCTGAACTTCGAACGGTTTTTGCCAACTGTAGCGTTAACACGATCAGATCCAGATTTCTCAGCAGCATTTCTAGCTCTTTCAAAATGGTTTTCTTCTTGGTCCATATCATTTCTCAAATTAGCCTTAACTGCCTTTTTGAGATGATTCATAACTTCAGGACCATGAACTTTAGTGATTGTTTTTTCTACTGCATCAGCGCGTTTTGCTGAATTACCTTCAGAACTGGTATAATGATCAGCATACTTATTGTAAAGTGCGCGGATTGACAGATTACCCTCGAGGATAATACCCTCATCCATCTGCTCGACTTCTTCATTAGTTGTCTTTTTATCTGTTTTGTGTATCAAATCAATGGCTGGTTTGAACATTTTGTGCGCAGCTTCATGTGCTTTATCTGGATGATGTGTTTCTTCATCGCGATCAGGCACATTATCATAATCCCCTTGCATTTCCATATGAACTTTGTTTGTCTTATGATTGTGTTGCAATTGAATATTTGGACCCATAAGTTGTTCACCATTTTTGAAATTTCTGGTATCGGACTTGTGGTGAACAACATGTGCTCTTCCATGATCACCATTGTATGATGAAACTCTAAAGTTTGGATGGGTCGCTGCAAGAGAATTTGCGACAGTTTTAGCGTGATCTACTTGCTTGGCTTCTTCAATTGACTCTTCTTCAGTGAAGACTTCTTCCTTTTTCATTCTATTTTTTGCAGCATCACGCACATATGATTCTTTATCTTTTAACGCAATCGCAATGTGCTCTGGTTTTACATTTCGATGTTTGATTGCATTCATTCGCGTATAAATGTCTCCATCTTTCAACGCAGCCGAAATATTTTCTGATGACGCATTTCGGTTTTTGATTGCAGCCTTGCGCACACTCATATGATCATCTTTCAACGCAGCCGAAATATGTTCTGGTGTTGCATTTCGATGTCTAATTGCAGCCTCGCGCACATGTGGGTGTTCATCTTTTAACGCAATCGAGATGTGTTCTGGTGTTGCCTTTGGGTGTAGGATTGCATCGACTCGCACATTTTTGTTCTCATCTTTCAATCCAGCTGTGATTCGGTCATGTGCTTTTCCCTCATAAATCTGCTCGACTTCTTCGTTCATCTCACCTTCCATATAGTTGGCAGCAGTAAGGATATAATCCTCAGCAAGAGTAATCTTGCTCTGCACCCACTCAGGAAGATTTGTGGTATCTTCGAGCATATCATGCATACGCTTTGAATTTGCCATAATGCTACGCAATTGAGACTTTGCCATGTCACCTTCGTAATCATACTCACCAACATCGGCTTGATCTTTCACTGCTTCACCCATTTGTTGAGCAATTGGATGCTTTGATTGTTTTGCCATAATTGCTTTGGCGAGTGCTTTACCGTGTGACGACATTTCGTTTACCTCTATGGTAGATTCTGTGACTGTTTTGCCTGTTTTCATTGCCTTGCGTGCTAGATTGCGTGCTTGGCGAAATCCGAGTGGAAGTTTACCTTTTGGCTCAGTTCCTGTTCTTGTTTTGACTGGACCACCAAGAAGTTTTTCTGCTTCTGCTTTTGATGCTTCATTCATTATTAACGCCATACGATCTGTTGCTTCAGAATATGTGCCTTTACGAATATGCAATGACTGATGAACATCTCTTAAATCATCATGACCTTCGTTATCTGGATCTACAGTTGGAATATCAAATCTTGCTTGTCTCTTTTCTGACTTTGACTTTGAAAAGGTTTTCTTCAGGAAATTGAGACGATCTTCTTTTGATTTGATTGGCTCTCTTTTTGGTGCTGCTGTTTTTTCTGCTGCTTTGGCTGCTCTTGCTGCAGCCTGAACTTTAGAATGCTGATCGCGCGTCAATGGAGCGATGGTATCTTTCATCTCACCGCTACCATGCTCGCCACCAACCTTCAATCCTTTTGTAGCACCGTAGGCTTTGAGGCTCTTGGCTTGAAGTGCTTTCGCTCTTTCTGACGGCTTGACTTCTTTTGATGCCTGTTTGACTGATCCAGTCAAATGAGCAGGCAACTCCATCTTGTTTCTTTTATACCAAGCCTTTTGAAAGGTTGGTGACATTGTGTGGAGTTTTGTTGGAATTTTGACTGCCATTGATTAGCCCTTTAGTGTTGATGACAACATCCAAGCAAGTTTCTTGTGTTCATCATAGAGTTGTGTTAGGAAATCATTTAGTCCAATTTCATCTGCGGCTTCTGCCATTTTTGCACATGCCAAAAGACCAGCAAGAACTTTGGTATTATCTGCTTCGAGAGCAGCGACCATTTCCATTGCAGTCAATGGGTCTTTGTTTTCCATAATTTTAGATTTTGCAACAATACTCGCAAGATTCATTGGAGCAGGAGCATTCAATGCACGAATGTGTTCAGCAAGATCATCTATCTTACTAAAAGTATTTTCATAAATTTTACCGAAGAAATCATGTAACTGAGGGAAGTCTTTGCCAGTGACATTCCAGTGAAAGGAATGGGCTTTGAAATAGAAAACAAATGCATCTGACATTACGTTAGTCAATGCGTCGATAAGAGCAGGTTCGGCTTGCTCATTTATCATCGTTTCTGCTTGTTCTACAAGATTATGATATTCCATCAAATTCCTCGATCTTTACGATCAAATCAGTCGTTCCCCGTTTTATTCTATGATAGGTTTTCTCAGGGATAAAAAACCGATCTCCTTTATAAAGTTTTTGAGGTAGTTTATTTTCGTATTGAATTTCCCAACCACTACCCTCTAAAACCTCAATATATCTACCTTTTTCGTCACGATGCCACACTAGTTCATCACTCAAAACATTATGACGAAAAGTTCGAACAAACGTCCAATTATTTAGTTTTTCTTCCAAATATGGCTTGTTCACTTCTTTTTACCACCATGTCTTACCTGAATTGCTGAAGAAACGTGGCCAACGGCATGCCCAGTAGGATGCGCTGGTTTTATCCGTGTTCGTCAAACAACGATGGCGAGCGACAAAAGAGCGAGTTGCTGCAGGATCCATATACTTTTTCTTCATTCCAGACTTACTGAAACTGACTTTACGGACCCCGTCGCCAACTCGAACATAAACAGCACCACCACCGCCTTCTTGCCATGGCTTGCCGATACCCTTACCTTTTGTTGGATCATCGGCTTCGTTCACAGGAACGCAGTTGGGGACCATCTTATCGCCCTTCTTCTTCATTCCGCGTTGAGTATAACCCTTCCAGCATTCTTCTAGACCTTCCTGAACAGGATAGTCAAGAACAACTTGTTGACCTTCAAACTCTGCGATCTCGCCGATGTCTGAATTGAGCATGTCTCTTTCCCAGTCATCTTTTGGCTCATAACTGCCTTCTTTATAAAGACGCTTGGCTTCGCTGATCATATCAAAGAACATTTCTGATCCTGGGCGGAAAACATTCTCAGTAAATGAGATTTTGTTCTCGAGGTGATATTGAACTGCTTCCTCAAGAGTAACTTCTTTATCTTCTTCCTTTACAAGTTTCCAGCCAGCGATGTGATCGCGAACTCGCTTGAATCCTTTTGGCACGTCATGACCACCTGGAGGAGGTGGAACTTGACGAGGAGTTGGCATGAAGTCTTTCTTTGGCTGCTTTTCTTCGAATGCTGTATAGCGAGAAGCAACTGGCAATCCCTGAAGAGCTGCGTCTGTGTGAGTTGGAGGTGTTATTTGAGAGTTCTTTGGCTTTTTCTTTTTTGGATCAAAGACAGGTTCTAGATTTACTGTTGAGTCTCCGCCAACTTCCTTTTCTTTTTTGGCTTCTGTTCTGAGATCTCTGAAGCGTCGAGGAACACTTTCTCCATTTCCATTTCCAACTTCTGCATTTGTGTCATTTTCGCAACCACAACCTTCATTTGATTCCTTGGTTTGAGTAGTTGCTTTAGTGCTGAAAGCATTTGCTATCTCCTGGTCTTGTCCTGGGGTCATTGCAATTGCATGCTTTCGGTATTCGTCCGTGCCCACTAATTGCATTTCGAATAGTTCGTCAATATTTTCTAGTTCTTCTCTTAGGTCTTTATCAGCAGTGTGATATGTTTTGCCCTTATTGATATAAGAATTCACACGAGCGTGACCCCACTGTTGTGGTGTCGTTCCTGGACGATGTCCAGAATTCCATGCAGCAACTCCACGCTTATAGACTTTGCGAAGAGTGCCAACAGAAATACCAGACTTTGCGGCTTTTGCTGAGAGTGAAGAATCTGATTCTTCAACGCGACCTGTCTCTTGACGCTTATCCATCACCTGAGTAATATTGCCACTTCTTGGTGCGCGACGTAGTTTTGGTGGTAGATCTTCAGCTGCTTCGCCCATCGCTGCTTTATGGATGTGACGATTTTGATGATGTAAAATTCTCCAGTCACGACGATCTCGTTCTCTTTGAATTTTCTTTTCTGCGTCAATGTGATCAGCAGCAGTCATTGGTTCTGCTTGCTCCATCTTTGCGAGCAATGTATAGTAATCTGGCTTTTCCCAGAGATGAGCGAGTGCAATAATCTTTGCGGTTGCTTCGTCTTTGGTATGTTCCATCTCAACCTGCATACCACGCTTCAATGCTTCGATAATAGAAGCAACTGAAACTTTATGTTTCTCAGCGATTGATTCTACGGTATGTGGAACTTTCAAACTACCTGAAACCTGTTCGTCCATCATCTTACGAACAGCAATAGTATGCTTGCTTGGTTTTGTTTTCGCAGTTGCATCTCCAGGAGCTGGCTCATACGCTCTTGGATCTTTATCTGACAACTTGCCCATCTTTTTCCAATGAGTCTTACGTGCCTTTGCGGTTGAAGTGCTCAAACCTCGAACGTACTTTTTTGGAAGCCCTGTTTCTTTGTCCTTCGCGACGGGAGGAAATTTCTTTTCGCGAAGGTGCAAAAAAGTTTTTGGTTCTGCTGATTCAAGCATTGGTAAACCAAGTTCAACAATTCGCTCAAGAAGTTTTTCGATTTGAGAAGCAAAGAAAACTCTTTCAAACTCTGATGACTCGTTTAGATTGATTGAGTTATTGAAGATATATGCTTCAGTTTGCTGAGCAAGTTTTTCTGCCTTGAGAAACTTATCAATGCGCTTTGATTCGTCAATTGGCTGTTCGCGCTGTTCATTGCGCAAACGAGAAACTTTATTTGATACAGTTACATGCACGAAATCAAAAACATATCCCTCAAGCATCGATTGAATCACAGAAATCTTTTCTGGATCATTCGCGCCATTGATGACGATGTTCTGCTTTGACTCATAGAGTTCTGATGCAACTCCATTCAGAATTTGGTCTGCTTGCACTTCAGTCAAATCGAAACGAGAGAAAATGTTCTTGAGAACATAATCTTTCCCGCTTCCAGGACCACCAAGTAGAAAAATGCCGACAGGGTTTGTTGATTCCATTTGTAAACCTGCTTTTACTCTATCATGTATATGTGCGCCTAATTTTTTGTCGCTATAATGTGAAACGAATTCGTCCTTCTTTCCTGCAGAAACCAATCCGCGAAGTTTAGAAGCAGACATTCCCTCTGCGCCTTCTGCATCAGGATCTCTATTACCTGCTGAAACAACGTTTACCTTTTTGATTCCAGGAAATTCTTTCTTTCTGTATTTAGAAAGTAATCCATGGAACTCTGCAACTCGATCTGAGCCAACAACCATTGTCACATTAGTGTGACCTTTCTTTTCTAGATGCTTCATTGCATCGATTGCTGTTCTAACCTTTCCTTGTGAAACCACATTCGCATTTGGAAACAGCCTATTCATAGCATGAACTTTATCAGCGTGACTCAATGGATTTTTCTTGGCATCTTGAGAATGTGATGGGAAAATATAATGGCTACCGCCAGACTTTTCTGCATGAGATTGGACAGCAGAAACCAACTTACCATGCCCAACTTCTGTTGGAGGATTGAAACGACCGAACGTGAAAGTGGCTTTACTCATATTACACTCTTTTGCGCTTTGAGTTCGGCTGATCTTTTGCGATTTGCTTCAGTGAATTTACGAGGTACAAATTTAGAATTGCCAGAAACAAATCCCTCGCCAGCAGCCTCTTGACCAAAGATGTGATGCGAATACCCACCATGAGCCGTTTTAGATAGAGCGTCAGCTGTTGCATAAGTGGCTTGTTGTAAGTGGTGGTGTATATCAAAAGAACGATCGAATTTTTCTAGATTATCATTTACATGATTCATCGCTGCTTTCATTTCTTCACGTTTTTGATTTTTGGCTTTTTCTGTCTTCACTGAATCAATTCGTTTTTGGTGATATTTTTCTAAGAATTTCTTATAGCCTTTAGCAGATGGCTTTTCGCCACTATCAACGGTTGAATTGGAATATCGTTGTAATGTTTCTTCATGACCTTCATGATGTTCATGACCATGATCCTTATTCAATTCCTTTGCAGCTGCAAGATGAGTAAGAACTTTACGTTTTGCTTCTGGGCTTAATTTTCTCTCATCAGCAGAAACAACATGATTCATTACATGAACATCAGGATGATCTTTCAATTCACCTGCTTCAATAGGAGAAGCCTCACCCTTCGCATTTAGTCTAGAGTGTAAGGCGACACTCAACGGAGCCTTTGCGAGTTTCTTACCTTCTGGAGAGTTTTTATCTATAGAATAGCGAATAGTATTTGGTTTGTGCCCAATCTTACCATCTTCTTCGGTGCGATCCTCGATAGCACTGAGATATCCACCTTGATACTCCCCTGGTCCTTCTGGAAGCACCTTATGAATGTGCTTGAGAGTGTTCATCAATGGTCCAGCGATATATGGTTTTTCGCTATATTGTTTCTTGATATCTTCTGGAGAGAAGTTATATGTTGCTCCAGGACCTTTGTATTTGACTCCAACCTTCCCTTCAGGTGTGTGGATAACCTGGAATGACATACGATCGTCGATTTTACGAGTCAGTGGAGCGCGACCACTAGCGACTTTTTGAATTTTAGAGACTGCAGATGATACTGCAACTTTACGAGCGTGGAAGGCTGGTTCGAATGCGTGTGGGAGGTGTTGAATTCCGCGAGCAGGTGCTTTTTGCTCTGTTAGAAACGGAATATACTGTTTGAAACCAAACATACTCTCTCCACACTGTGGGATATAGTATATTTAGTTATTTTCTTTAGTTAGTATTCCGTGAATGATGTCGTCGACGGTTTCTTGAATCGTGTATTGTGGTCTGTAACCCAAGGATTCAAGTTTAGTATTATTCATAAAGAAGGAACGAGAGGATTGAACTTTCTTGTGGAATTCTTTCTGCTCAATCGTGCGGAGTTCTGACGCAGAATCCATCGCGTCTCGAGCGTAACGAACAATGTCTCGAAAGATTATCGGTTTACCGTTTCCGATATTGTAGATGGAGTTGATTTCTCCTTGCTGGACAACCAGATCGATTGCTCGAGCGCAATCCCTAACATCAATATAGTCACGATAAAAATACCCACTATCATAGAGATCAACTGGTCGGTTAGCCGCGATCTCTCCCAATAGGTATTGGAGAGCGTTCTTTTTCGCAGATACCTTTTTATCCTGTTTACCCAGTACATTCGCCAGCCTCAAGATTCGATATTGAAGCCCAAACGTCTCGCAGTATGACATAAGCAACTGTTCAGCGCAACGCTTCGTAATTGAATAAAATCCTTTTGGGTCACAAGGATCGGTCTCGGGAATACCACGCGATCCTTCGCCAAATCCAGAGTCTTGTCCATAAACGAACCAAGAACTCATGAAGTTGAACACCCCTTGTTCACCAGTTTCTTTTATATATTTACGATATTCGTCGAGAACCTTCATCAATACAACGAGATTAGTATCAATATCCAAGAGAGAATCGACGTGTACATTATAGTTATCAACGGTACTAATAAAGTAAACGCAATCGGCACTCCGTACTTGGTAATTATCTCTGTAATTTTTGATCCAGCCTTTGGCGACGTTACAGTATTCACTTCCGACAAAGCCATATCCTCCAAAGACGTTTACGATTGCCATTTTGACATCACGCTTTCGTAATAGGCAAACACATCCTCGCCATAATGCGGTGGGCAACCGACGAAGAATACATTGCTCAATGCCTTGTTAGCATTCGGATACTTCGAGGCATCGTCAAGATGCTTGTAACCAGGATGCAACAGAATATTTCCAGCAAAGTAGTTGCGAGTCTGAATGCGATTTGCTTCACAGAATGCCTGGAGTTTTTCTTTCAGTTCAGGTGTATCAGTGATCAAAGGAACACCGAACCAAGAAGGATCAGCAAGCAAAAGATTCTCAGCAACACGAACACCAGGAACATATTTCTCGAAGAGATGCTTGATACGAGCAAAGTTTACACGACGCTTGACATCAATCTCATCGATCTTCTTCAACTGCTCAATACCAATCGCACCCTGAAGATCGAGTGGCTTGAGATTGTATCCCATATTTGAGAACAGATACTTGTGATCGATTATTCCATTATATCCTTCAAGCCATTTATCAAAGCGATTGCCACATGTTCCACAAGCCAATAGATTAGCAGCACCAACGCAACGGCAATCACGACCCCACCAGCTAATGCTGCGAGCAGTATTGATGAGTTGCTCGTCGTTTGAGCAAACCATGCCGCCTTCGCCTGTCGAAATGTGGTGAGCAGGATAGAAAGATGTTGTCCACGCATAGTAATAATCCGTCAGCAGTTTGCCATCCCACTTTGTGCCAAGTGAATCGCAGTTATCACCAATCAAACGAATGCTATGTTTCTCGCACATAGCCTTGATTCGATCCATATCTGGCGGATTGCCAAGAACTGGTGAGACAAAAATGGCAACGGTCTTATCGGTGATCCACTTTTCAACATGATCAAGATCAAAGTTGAGTGTTTCCATCTCAATATCAACAAAGACTGGCACAAGCCCATTTTGAACCAACGGAGCAATTGTAGTTGGGAAGCCTACTGGTGAAACGATAACTTGGTCGCCATCCTTCCAGCCCAAGTGTTTCTTGAGAGCAGCAACCATGGTAAGATTGGCAGACGAACCAGAGTTGACCATGTGGCAATGCTTTACATTGAACTTATGTCCAAACGCCCACTGAAACTTGGCGACTTGCTCACCAGAGACGAGCCACTTACCTGTCAAGAATGCAGTGACGCCAGCAATAACTTCTTTCTCGTCCCAATATGGACCAGAATAGAATACTGTATCTTTCTCAGGATTGAATTGCTTACAGTTATACGCATACTTCGGCGTACCAACAGCGGCAACCAATTCTTCAATCATTTGCTTCACGTCACTCATTATTTTGTCCTCAAGATTTGTCCAAGATATCTACCATAATCAGATTTGCTATATTTTGCAGCAGCGGCTCTCACTTGATTCTCTGTGATCCATGCATTCTTATATGCAATTTCTTCTGGGCATGCAATCATCATCCCAGTTCTACGTTGCACAGAACCAACAAATACAGAAGCCTCTGAGAGAGATTCGAAAGTTCCAGTATCAATCCAAGCAATACCACGATTCAAATACTCAACCTTGCAATCATGATTTTGCATATAGATGTTATTGATGTCTGTAATCTCGAGTTCACCTCTTGCTGAAGGAGTAATCCTCCAAGCATATTCTACTACGTTATTGTCGTAAAAGTAAAGCCCAGTCACCGCATAATTGCTGGGTGCAAATTTGGGTTTTTCAACAATCTTGACAGGATCGTCGTTGCTGTCTAATTCAATAACACCAAATCTTTCTGGATCAGCAACATGATATGCGAACAGCGTGCAACCGACATTATTCCAATTTGCTGCATTGAAACGATTGATGAGTTCGTTACCATAAAAAATATTATCGCCAAGAATGAGCGTCACATCATCCTTTCCGATCCATTTCTCACAGATACGGAAACATTCAGCAATACCTTTCGGCTCTTGCTGAATAGCATAAGAGATACTGATTCCCCACTGAGAGCCATCGCCACAAAGACGTTTGAATGCTTCTGCATCGTTTGGTGAATTCACGATCATAATGTCACGAATACCAGCCATCATCAATGTCGATAATGGATAATAAACCAGCGGTTTATCATAAACTGGTAATAACTGTTTTGAAGTCACTTCGGTGCATGGGTATAATCTTGTTCCCATTCCACCTGATAAAATAATTCCCTTACGCATTATACCACTCCAATGTTTTTTCTAGACCTTCAGCAAGTTTAGTCTTTGCTGACCAACCTAGTTCTTTATAAATCTTACTCGCATCCATGGCGTATCTGAAGTCATGACCTTTACGATCATTTACAAAATTAATCCATGATTGATACATATGCACTGGCTTACCCATAACGTCAAGAATCAAAGTGACCATATCGAGATTGCTCATCTCAACACCACCACCGATGTTATAACGCTCGCCTGTTTTCCAATTCTCTTTGATTGTAAGCAAAGCCTCGCAGTGATCCTCAACATACAACCAATCACGAACATTCATTCCGCTACCATAAACAGGAACAGGTGTGTTATTCTTGATGTGGCGAATAATTGTTGGAATAAATTTCTCACGATGCTGGCGTGGACCATAGTTATTAGAACAATTGGTTACAATTGCATCAATATTGTGCGTGTTGATATATGCGCGAACAAGATGATCGCTGGCTGCTTTGGTTGCAGAATACGGATTGCGAGGATTGTATGGAGTATTCTCAGTAAACGGAGGATCTTCGTGAGTTAGACTTCCGTAGACTTCATCAGTCGAGATGTGGACTAATCGACTCCTGTGTTTACGGATACACTTGATGATATTGTGAGTTCCGCCAATGTTAGTGTCCACGAACACATCATCGCCCCGAATAGAATTATCCACGTGAGATTCAGCAGCAAAATGGAAAGTGTGAGAAGGTTTGTAGTCTTCATAGAGATTCTCCAGAACACCAAGATTGCGAATATCGCAATGCTTAACTTCTAGGCGATAATCTTCCCAATAGCCATTCAGGTTGCTTCCATTCGCGGCATAGGAATGATTATCAAGAACGACTACCGTGTCGCTTACATATTTTTTAAGGTGCGAGATTACGAAATTAGAACCAATGAATCCCAAACCACCAGTCACAAATATAGTCATAAAACCTCAATTATTTCGCAATAACATATTTCGCTGAGTACTCACTTCCAGATGCTGCAGCAACCATAAACGCTTTTACTAATTTAGTTGACTTTCCATTACGTGCATTGCTCAGCATATATTCTTTTATTTCTTTATTTGGTCCAGAATCAGTAAAATATTTCTTACTCAAATCATTTCTGATTTGTCTGTATCGAATACCTTCTGGAGAATCTTTTGGCTCTTTCTTAAGATTTTTTAATTTCTTGGTTGCTTCTTCTGCAAAACCTTGCTTGGCAGTTTGCATGGATAGTTCTAATTTAGTGCCAAATTGAGCATCAACTGCTTTTGCGACGTCAATTATCTTATTTCCAGATAATGAGCCACCTCTTGCTCCAGCCTTTGATCGAATCTCCATCTTATAAGTTCCACCAGAAAATGTGCCTGTTGCAGCATCATGGCGAATAACTATATCAGTTGATTTATCTGTTTTACTTATTTCAATAATCAAAGATCGAGCATCTTCTTCTTTACCGCCAATGCCTGCAAATATATATGGCAGTTCACCACCACCCTCAAAGTTGACTTTAACAACTTCAACTTCGCCTGTCTGTTTCTTTAATGACAATGGAAGAAGGTCTGCAGAATCAATCATACCAGAGATCATTCCATTGAGTTCTTCAAATGTTATCTTTGGCTTTTTAGAAACTGCTGCTGCCAATTTTGTTTTTGCAGCTGGAGTTGCAAAGTAGATATCTGCTGGACTCCACTTATTAATATTACCGAATGCTTTTGATGGACCTTCAACTTCTTTTAAGATCTTATTTGCTCGTGAGAATAGAGTTTGGATATTACCCATAACTCCAGCTGACGTTTTTAATTCTATTAAATTTTTGGTTAATATTACCAACTTCCACTAAAACTTGTTTTGCAATATGCATAGAAGAATGAAACCAAGTTTTATCAGAGATTAAAAATTTTTCAATATCTGTTAAGGAAACACCAGGTGTGTTTACATTGGTTTTATATGCTTCTTTTATAACTTGCGTTATGTTTTTTTGACCAGGAGGATCATATTTGGCAGTAAACTCTTCATAAGTCTTATAAACTTTCTTATCGAAGACCTTTGCTGATTCTCTGTGACCCAAATAATCTGCTAATGCGCAAAATAGTGCTTGGGACGCTTCTTGAAGTGCAGTTTTATCTGCCATTTTTATAAACCTTTTTGAGAAACTTTTTCCAAACTTTCGGATCTTGATTCCGAAATGTTTTTCGATACATAAACACGGCTTCTGATTCCTTCCAGGAAATCTTATGCGCCTTTCGTAATTTATTTATATCCAGTTTCTCAGCTTGTGTTTCGTATGCATGAGCATCCAATTCATCTGGATTCCCATAATACATCGCTTTCATTTTATTCTGTTTCGGCTTTGGTTTATATTCTTTCTGTAAAAGCAAAGGGCGTTGCTTCTGTTGGTGTTTGTGGCGATATTCGTGATGAATAGCGCGAATAATCTTCACAGCAAGATTCCGAGCACCCTCTTCAGTTATGATCGCTTTTTTAGAATCACTCGGAAAGTTTAGACAGATATAAATGTGCTCAGGAATTATATCAGAGATTTTGAGACAATAATGACCATTCACAATTACATTATGGTCAGGATAGTATTCATCCTCAAATCGTTCAGAAGAAAAGCAAACAATATTTGATTTGAATGCTTTATTCAGTTGACGAATCATAGAAGGAATATGTTTCTCCCCAACCCAGTTTTTGGACAGAGCATAAACCTTCTTTTCAATCTTCTTCAGTTGCATTACACTTTCAGATTCTTGAATTTGTCTGTACTTCGACCACGATCAAAGACTGGCTTTGAATCATTTTCTTGCATCACAGCATCTTGGGCTTTCTGTTCAAGATCGTATAGTTTCATCTTTGCGCGATCAACTC